CAACGCCCCGGCGTCAATACAAGAAGCGGTATTGCTTTACGTCGCGAACGCCTACCGGAGCCAATACCTGGGCCAGCGGTTCGGCGCGACTTCGGAACATGTCGGCGACCGTTCCACCACTTACTCTAACGACGAAAAACCCCTTCTGAAGTTCAATCCTGGACCCATCCCTGATACCCAAGTCGCCTTGAATTCCCAATATCCCACGTTGTGTGTGTTTGGTCTATAAGCGTAAGAATATCCCGAACCGTTACCAATGCGGAATTGAGAGGAATTGATCGCCGCCGATCCAGATGTGGTCCATGCCGGGTCAAGTGTCGAGTTGAAATTGTCGAGCAAACTTTTGTTTCCTGAATCAAGAAAATCTATTTTCAAATCCCCAGGTGTCCGATTTACGTCCACAAGCGTTTTTGTCCCCGCGTTCCAGTCCCCTTGGGTGTCAATGATGTGGGTTTGGGTAACTCCTGTTGGAAATATCACGTTCGAGATATCGCGGTTCCCGACGCCAATCCCGGCTTCCGTCAAAAGGTCGGCAACAATCTCTTCGATTTTCTGGTTTTGTTTCCAATATCGGTAAGTGATCGTCACGACAACCCCCGAAGCTGGGGCCGTCGTGAATGATATTTTTGCCCCGAGCGTCGGTTCGTCTGTTTGAGAAATGCTGTAATCCGTTCCCGGTTTTTTCGATATCCCGTTAAGATAAACATTTTTCACAATACCAACGCCCGGATGAACAGTCGTAAAATCTTTGTTGCTCCCGTTTCCGGTCCCCATGTTTTCATAACTCACAAGGGTGGAGACGTTTTCAGCATTTGCGTTTTCCAGAAGTGCTTCAAGTCCACGCACGTTTACCTGGATGGTATCCGATGCCGCCGACGTGCTGAATCCTGTGGCCACGCCAACAAACAGGGGTGTATATGTCGCCGTCCCCGCCACGTCATACCCACTTTCAATTTGAAATTTTGTCCAATACGGCTCGAACCCGTCGGGGTAAGCTGTCGTCGCCCCAAAATATCCGCCCCGCTTTCCCGCCTTCCATTGCCGCCGCTCGTTCTTCAAAACAAGGTTAACGTTTGATATTTTGAATTCGTTCAGCTTGTCCGTGTCCAGCTTCCCTGTGATCGGGGAGACGGAAACAATTTGATCTTCTGGAAGGACGGTCCACGCCGCCTCCCACGTGTAGGCATGCGAAGATTCCACCCAATACCGCCGCTTATAGGACACCCGGCGCACGGACACCGCCGCCGTGGACTTCTGGGCCTCCTTGAACGCGGTAGATACTGTTTTCATACTTCCTTCAGATCCATAACCACCTCGTACCCGGCGCCCTTATAGTTAGACATGTATTTATCGTCCCATGCGTTCGTCCAGTGGACGTAGTAGACTTCCTCCGGCACGTTCACGCTCTCCGGTTGCCATAAGAAGGGCTGTCCCGCTTCCTTTAATGCCTTGAAATTGTCCCTTTGGGCCTTGGACAGGTAGGACCAGCGGCAACGGGCCTCATAGCGTCCATTCCGCCCAGACACCGCCCGGGTGATGACCCGGTGGATCGCCCCGTCCCCGAGGACAATCTCTTTTGTTTTCTCCCGCCATTTCGTGTCGTAAGAGGCCAAATCTTCGGCGGCCAGGGCAACGCCACAAAGGACAATCTCACCTATTGATTTTTCTTGATTTGCTGTTTTCGTTGATACGATGTCTATTCTTAGACGATCCAATGAACTGGGAGAAATATTTATCCATCTATCAGATTGTGTGTCGTTATTATTTGATGTCCAGGATTGGAACGTTGAACCATCCCAGTATTTAATGCTCCATTCTTTCCAGTTATAATTATTTAAAAAGATACTATCTATCGTCCTGTAAACAGGAATCCCTCCGTCATAGAAATACATGGTTATTGAGACTGTCGTTGAGTCTGAATTCGCCCCACTTGTCGTAAATGTCGGAGTCGAACTACGGTCATAAATATAATTCGATACTCCACCGTGTGACAAAACAAAAACTGTTTTCTCATCTATCCAATTCCGCGAATATATCCGTGGTTCCGCCATTTTCTCCCCTATACCGCCAAATTCTTGTTCGCTTCGCCCACGTTTCGGATCGCCACCGCGAGATGGACGCCTTCGGTTGTCCGTCTTAAAACCTCTTCTCCCAGCCGTCGCGCCACCACTTCGACGCTTGAAAGGTCGACGTTATCCGCCGAAAACTGGACCGTAATCGGTCCCACGTTGATGATCGTTGAGCCGCCACCGCCCCCGCCACCGGACGAACTCCCGCCGCTTGAGCCGAGCGAAGAGATTCCACCGGACGTTGTAGAGCCTGTCCCTCCGCTTGTCGTTGTGTCCGAAAACGTCTGTCCGTTACCGAGGTCGGTAGATGTCGTGAATTCCTGCGTCCCGTCGGACATTTTGGAGGCTTCCCCGAGAGCCTTGGACTGCTGGGCGAATTGGGCGACAAGGACGGCGGTCCCAGCCGCCGCGAGTGCCACACCGACAACCCCTTTCCCTGCTTCCGCCGCCCAAAGCCGCGCAATGGCAATGGCTTTTTCAAGGGCAAGAATCACGCGCGCCCGCGCAAGCTGGGCCTTCGTGTGACCGGACTGCATCGAGTTAATGATCGAAAGTGTTTGGAGCGTGTCTTCGACAACTTGAAAAGCAGCGTCTCGTTTTATAATTGATTCCGCTTTCGTTAGCTGGACCACTCTCGCCGCGTGGACCTTATCAAGCTGTGCCAGAAGCTGTTCTTTGCTTTTGGCGTCGGATATTTCCCGTGTGATCTTGTTTCTTTGCGCCTGCGTCTCCGCGTTTAAGAGAGCCTTTTTCTGTTCGAGCGTGTCTTGATTGAGCGAAAGAAGCTGTTGGTCAAGTGCCTCGGCCATCTGCAAGGCCCGTTGCGCTTCGGCCTCTTTGTCGTCGTTCAGCTTTTTTTCCGCCGCTATTTCCGCTTCCGTTCGCGCCGAAGTCTGCTGGACCCTTGTATCAGAGTGGACCGCGTGGGCCGCCGTTGTTTTGTCGAATTCCTGGCGAATCATCTCCCCTGATTCAAGCGTGATGGTCTGAATTTTCCCCCACGTCTCTTTTGCGATGTTTTCAATGCTCCCAAAATCACGCTTCACCAACGCTACAACCGCACGGCCAACCCCCTCAAACGTCGTAAAAATAAGGGCCGCCAACGTCCCGAGCGCATCACCGACCGCACGAATGGCGTCTACGCCCTTGTTCAGCCACGAAACGAAAGACGTTAAAACCGGGATGACCGCGTTTCCGATGGTGTCTTTTAGCTCGTTCCAGTTGTTGGAAAGGCTTGATGTCTCTTTAGAGAATCCCTCTTCTTTGAGCGCCGCGTCTCCGAACTTTTGGGAAAGGACATCGAGGACTTGCTGGCCGTTTTCCGCCCCGCCGATGAAAGCCCCAAACTCCTTGCGGGCCATCATTACGCCGCGCTCATTTTTGTTGATCAGATTGGTGAGAACATCCGTTGATGTTGAGAGGTCTTTCCCCGTGGCCACGGAAAGAGACATAGCCAATTGGCTTGCCTTTTGCGCCTTCGTCACGTCCCCCGTGATCCGGACGAACTTCGCCATCGTCTCAATGGCCTGCCCATCCGTGAACCGCGTCGCCGCCTGGATTCCCTGCGCCCATGCGTTGATCTGTTTTTGGCTATCCTGGAACGACTGGCCAGAGGCGTCGACGGCGAATTTGAGACGCCGCATGGCCTGGTTTTCTTCTTCGGCCCCCTGGACCGCTGACTTGAAGAAAGCGCCAATGGCCGCCGCTGTGGCAAGGCCTCCCAGGGCCTTACCAAGAGATTTGAACCCTTCCCCGGCCCCGGCGATCTGTTTCCCAGCCTTTTCGGAGTCCGCCCCGAGGCCTTTCAGCTTTTGGGAAACAACGTCAAGCTGTCCCGTTTCGGAGTTTACCCGGACTGTCAGCTCTATCTTTTGATCTGCCATTTTAGGCCTCTACCTTTATTGTCACGCGGGAGCAGATGTCAACGAACGCCCTAACCCGATCTTTGGGCGTCAAATCTTTCCTTGCCGAAATTGACCGCCACGCAGAAGACAGGATCCATCCGGAGATGCTTTCCGCGTCCCCAGCCCGCGCCCGCGCTTCTAGCGCGAGCCGGGCATCCGGTTCCATTTTCATGATCTGCTTCGGAGTCATTTAGTAGGAAACGTCCGCGTTGGTAACGTCGATCTGGATGGCTTTGGAGTCCGAGGCGGAATAGTAACCATTGAACGCCACCTTGGCCGCCAGGAGTCCATTGTCGTCACCGAACGGGAACGCGGTGTAGTGTGCTTCGTAGATGTTCACGTCAACCGTCATGTAATACGTGGAGGCGATGACGGGCCCAACGGCGAGCATACGAAGGGCGACGGCGGTATTTGCCAGGAACTTGGTCCGCTCCGCTTCCGTCGAGAAGTAGATCGTAAAGCCGCCCTTGATGTCCACTTTCCCTGTGGTCACGATGTCGCTCACATCTTGGGAAAGATTTAGAGTTTTCAACCCCGAGGCCCCGTTGTCGATTTCGATGTTCCATTCTTTGATGTCGGTGTTCGACACTCCGGCAATTTTGAAGTCCATGGTATTGAACGCCAGATACTTTTGGGTAGGGAACGAAGGGGACCCGATCGACGCCGCGCCGATTTCAGACTTAAAGAGGACGTCCGCTTCAAACGTCCCAAGTGAATCAACGCCGCCACCGATGGAGACCTTCTTCACGACGCCCAGGGAGTATTTCTTCACGTCGATCCCGTAATCGTGGAAGAGGGTATAGGACGGCTTTTGATACCCCGCGTTCAGCGTGATGGTGTGCTTGTAGGCAATCGTCCCGCCCTGTTGCGCCGACGTAACACCTCCAAGGAGGGAACGGAAGAACTCCCCGCATGACTGAGCGTCTAGGGGTAGTTTAATCTTCCCGGCGCCCGTCTTTCCCCCGGCGATAGGCGGCATCATGGTTGGGTCACCCTTTAGCACGTCGTTTTCAAGGAGGGCCAAATCGTATTTAAGTTCCGTCCCCTTGAGAACGGGGTACCACTTGGCTGGGGTCGTTTCAGCCGTGCCACGCACCGCCTCTTTTTTAAGTCCGAACCTTTGCGCTTCGATGGGATACAGTGCCACGGTTAAGCCTCCTCTTTGAATTCGATAAAGTTTGGATTATCTTTCAGTTTTTCAACCAAATCGGTGCCGCTCAAAATTTCGCCCGTCTTGAATTCGCCAAGACCCGGAGCCCAACATTCACGGATGCACTTCAAGCGCATAGCCTTCCCTCCGCTCTTCATTTCTTTGTTTTTATATTCTGGCATCATAACCTTAGACTCCTTTTCTTAATTCTTGCCGATAACGCTCTGCCGCTTCTTCTTCTGTTTTAAATGCCCCGAGATATTTGCTTTTCCCATTTACATGAATCTGCGCTTGCCATGTCGTGTAAATCTTGTTTCCGTTTTTGGCTTTATTTTTGATCATTGATGTTCCAATTTTATGGCCTGACCTGTGACACCTTAGGTTTTGATTGTTTTCTCTCCTCGTAACAATCCGAAGATTGTCGATCGAATTATTTAATGGGTTGCCGTCTAAATGATCAATGATCCTTCCGTCAATTGGCCTTCCGATAATTGCGTGATGCAAAAACATACATTTTTGAGTCTTTGTTTTAGGCATTCTGAATCTCCGAACAACATATCCCTGCTTGCTCTTAAACCATCGCCAATTTCCAAGATGCGCAAATTCATCGTCTACGACCGCATGCCCGCCATTTCGTATAGAAAGAAACGTCATGGCATTGTCCCTTCCGTCACGTAAGCGATTTCAACTTCCATCACGAACCCGGCGCGGGGGTCAAGGTTCCCGTCGTCGGTCACCACGTTTTTTATTTCAAGCCATTTAGCGTTTCCGCCAAGCGTCCGATCTGTTTCGAGGGCGTGGGTAGTGTCCTCGATGAGGTTATCAAGAGGCCCTTGGGCGTCAGAGAACCCGTCCGCACTCTTCGCAAACCCTATAACGAACAACGTGATCGTGCTTTTAAATTGGTTCCGCGTGATGTTCTCCCGCTTCTCGATGGTCTTTCCGAGGAATAGGGCCGGAAGTTCGCTGTCTGCCACCGAGTCAAGCGAGGTCACGCCACGTTTCACAAGGGCGATGGTGCTGTTATATCCGCCGCCCGTGGTGATAAGAGGGAGCGTGGTCGCCTTGATGTAATCGAGTATGAGCTTCCGTTTAGAATTCGCCACGTTCAAAACCCGCTCTTCCGGCGCCCAAAATAACCGCCGTGATGTCTTCCGTTAAAGGTTCGATGGTGTCCTTGATCGCCCGCCGAAGGTATGACCTTTCTCGGATGGTCACCGACTTCGCCCCGCCTTTCGTTTTCCGTAGGATGACACCGCCGTATTCGTGGATCGCCGCATATGGGATATTGTCGACACCGAGCCCGATTAAAAAGCCTGTCCCGTCGCTTTCAACATCAGAATATACGCGGCTTCTCAATTGCCCGGACTGGACCCGGAGGATGTCGCTGTCGTTTCTCCGTTCGCCACCGTGGGCCTTTGACATGTATTTGTTTATCGCCGTTGACCTGGCCGAAACCGCAAATTTCTTGCACGCCTTTTCGAGTAGCCCGTTAATCATCGCCCGCCCGCGCGAATAGTTCCCTGCCACCTTCTGCAATTCCTTAACGCCTTCGATGACGAATTCAGACGGCATGAATAAACGCCCTCTCGGACCTGTGGTGATTCAGCAGGCCCTTTACCTGGTTCATGATTTCGTCGTTAGAGTAAGTGGTGGAACGGTCGCCGACATGTTCCGAAGTCGCGCCGAACCGCTGGCCCAGGTATTGGCTCCGGTAGGCGTTCGCGACGTAAAGCAAAACCGCTTCTTGTATTGACGCCGGGACGTTGGCCAGAGAATACCCAGCCGTGTAAACGGCCTTCACGTTCAGAATTCCCACATTGAACGCCACGGCCTGGTTGAAAAGGCGAATCAACCCGTTGTTGTTGTCCAGAACGACATCGGTCGAAACATTGATGGCCGTCCCCGCGCCGAAAGCACGGTCAACGTCGTCGTATAGGTTCGATAACGCCGTGACCGGATATTGGTTTAGTATGAGCGTCCCGGTCCCGTCCCCGTCGTAATAATCCGTGTTAACGCGGGACAACAAAAGCCGTTGCGTGTAATCGTTGGCGAACGCCGACGCCCTGTTTATCATGTTTTCGATAACAGTATCTTCCGACGCCGCCGAAATTTTAAGAAACGCCTTCGCGTCAGCTAAAGACACCAGGGCGTTGACTGTATCGAGTGCCATTTACTTCTTACCCCGCGCCTTCGGTTCCTCCGCCTTCACCTGTCCCGGTTCCTTCACATATTCCCACTCTTTAGGAAAATCGGAAAACAACTGCGTGGCCTTTTCGTCGCACACGTCCACAACGTCCCCGGTTCTTGCAAAAACAAGCGTCCCATCCGGTGATCCGCCGTGATACCCAGGCCCGATATGTTTCAATTTTTTCATCTTGTCACCTCGTCCGGCCCGCGCACGGGGGGAGTGAGTCGCCCCACTCCCCCGCGCCGCTTGCCGTTTTATTAAGCGATGTTGTAACCCACGCCGATGATCTTGTTGCTGGCCGTCGGATAGATGTCTTTGAACGTCACGCGTTCTTTCGCAACCAAGGCAACCTGGTCGCTTTCCGCATACAACTCGTTGAGCACGCGCACAGAATTCGTCGCACGCCGTTCGCCCATGACCCAACCCGGACGGTAAACCATGTAAAGAGCCGTCTTGGTGGTGGTAACGCCGTCATACACGTTCGAGGCGTTCAGGTCTTCACGCACAAACCCGGACACGAACACAGGCATACCGTCCACGTTACCGAGAGAACCAGTAATCGCGGTGGCCGCGTTTCCAAAGTTCTGCATGGTCACGACTTCCGTCAATCCGAGGAGCTTGGCATACCCGACGGGGCCAGTGATGATGGCGCAATCGGCGGGATTGACGCCGTATTTGCCGAGCTTCACGCGAAGGGCGCGGAGGTTGGCAAGGCTGAACGTCCCCATGTCCAGTTTGTATGTCGCGCCGCCGTCGTTGGACGCCGCCCGCAATCCGAGTGCAATGCGTCGGCGAGAGTCAGCCGATCCGGCTCCGATGTCGGAGTCTTCGTGAGTCCCCGCGCTGTCGCCGTTCAGGATGAAGTCTTCCCGGCCTTCCGCGATGGCTTTCGCGATGTCTCGGACCAACCAAGGAAGAACGGGGACAATGGA